TGAACCACGGTGGCCGAAGACATCGCCTCGACGTCGTCGGTCTCGAGCGTGATGTCCAGGGTCGGCGAAGAGCCGCCCATGGCAACATCGCACTGGATGATGCACCAGACCTGGCGGCCGGTGCCGATATCATTACCGGCGGCCTTCAGGTCTATGATGTTGGTTGACCGAGCCGTGGCCGTGATCGCCTGGGCATCGGAGAACTCTAACAATTTATCGACATACATAGGTTTTTTCCTCTCTATGCGTCAGGGTTAGGACACGGTGGCTTCGGTGCCGAGCAGGGCATCGCAGCGCCGAACGGGAATGCCGTCGAACGATACAATGTGCTTGCCGGCGACCTCGTCCATGGTCAGGTTCAGTGCGGCGGCCTTGACTTGCCGGCGCAGGAACGATTTGACGGTGCGCCCGCAATAAAAGACGGGCCGACCGCGGCTCAGACTTGGCACCAACTCGATCGCCTGTGTCATCAGATCAACCAGGTCTGCGCCAGATGCTGCGTCCTTTGTCAACGCCGAATTGTCGACGTTGGCGATACGCACGATGTAGCGCCAATCCCGTACCGTCAGGCCGATAGCCGAATTGTCGACGTTGGCGATACGCACGATGTAGCGCCAATCTCGTACCGTCAGGCCAATATCCCACTTATAGTGCGTGCGATAGCCTTGGTAGAGACCGCCGGCCGCATCGCTCAGCGTTTCCTCGCCAAGGTCATTGTGCGTGAAGCCTGCCCGTGAGCCTTTGGGGAAGATCCCGTGCACTGTGGTAGGGCCCCAAACTACGAGCCAGACAGAGTGATTGTCTGAACCCGAGCCGCCGCCGGCGATGATGTTGCCACCATTTTCGGCAGAGAGGGAGTTGAATCGCGGCGCCAGGCCCATGAACTCTTCTGGTGCGGTATCGCTATCGCCATAGAATAAGGTCGAGGACATTTCCTGGTTGAAGCTCTCCAGGAACCCGGTGTCTTCGGTCATGCGGAACTGCGCCGTATTGCCGTTGAGATCGGCCAGGGCCTTATCAACCTCGGCATAGCCTTCCAGCATGCCGCAGGCATCGGTGACCTGCACGGTGGTGCTCTTCGACGGCTGTACGCCGTAGTTGAGTTTACGCCAGGTGGTCGATGGCAGGCCGGAGCGGATGGTGGTGCGATGGCCGGTGGGCAGATTGCCCTCCTGGAAGGCCATGTCCTCCAAGATCTCGTTGGTCTCGGCAAGGATCTCAACAATCGAATCGATCTTGCCGTCAGGATCCGTGCGCTTGGCGAAATCGACCAGCGTCGGATTAGTCACAGATAGGGTTGCCATTTATTGGCCTCCTTCAAGTTTTCTGTTGGTTTGGGTAAAGCCGCTCGGCGTGATCAACAGCACGCTGCGAGCCGCTAGTTTGTGCGGTCGGCACCTCCATCGGCGAGGAGGTGGCACGGCCGTAGTGGCGAAAGACAGCCAGCATTGCCGGGTGCCGATCGAGCGATGACGTCGCCAGTGTCTTGGACAATGAGCCGTCAGGGTCGACCGACTGCAAACCTGCACGCGCCTCAGACATCGCCTCTTTGGTCAGATGACCGGCGGCCTTTGAACGTGCGGTCCAATCGGATGCGAGCTTTCCCCAATCTGCCTCCGCCACGGCCCGGTCTTCCTGGGCCATGCGGATGTACAGATCGATGGCGCTCTGGGCCTGCCCTTGCGACAGTCCGACATCTCTCGACCAGGCCGAGAAACTTTCGAGCCGTGCATCTTGCAGCACCACGCCATCGGGGAGTGCAAACGCCGAATATTCCTCGGGCGGGACGTCTTGTTCAGACGTAGAATCCGCCGCATCAGCGTCGTCGTCGGGCGTAGCCTCGATATCGGAGAACGCCGCCACGGCTTCGTCTCCTGTCGGCTGCGCCTCGCCCGCTTCCCCTGTATCAGCGGCTTGTTCAGCCGCCTGATCATCAGTTTCGGCAGGCGTCTCGGCGAAGGCCTCCTGGGCCGGCGCCGTAACTTCATTTTCTTGGGTCTCGTTATCCATTCGTTGTGTTTTCCTCAACCATTTGGGCATAGCTTTTCATGCGTCGATGCGTATTGAGTAATCCGAATAGCTTTTTGCCGTAGGCCTGCTGGCCTAAGACGTAAGCTGTTCCAGCGGCTTCGGCCGCAAAGGCATCTCTGAAAATCTGCGCCTCCTCGAGCAATGACCAAACAAATCGCCGACCCGTGGTTGAGCTTATCACAACTTCTAGGTCCGCTGCAAACTGGTCTTCACGTTGTTTTGCTGTCAAGCGACGGCGGCGAACGTCCTTACCGCTAGAGAGATCTTCGGGTTGGCCTTTTGCCGTCACCGCGCAATGCCTCCCAAAATGTCAGTCAGCAGGTTCTCTCCGGCGGTGTCTGTGTCTGCCAGGGTCTTGGCGCCGGCCGCGGCGTTGGTCAGCACATTCGCATTCTGTTGCTGCTGCACCATTTGCTGTTTCTGGGCCCGCATCGCCGCGACGTCCTCGTCTGGCCTTATGATGGTGGGCGGCACGCCACGCATTGTTGAGTATTCATCAACAGCCTGGTCAAAATCAAATTTGTCCACGACGTCTGGAGAAATGCTCGCGAGGTTGCCGACGAAGCCGGCGGTTTCCTGAATGCCAAGAATGCCCTGCGACTTCTGCGCCTGCGCCATTACCGACATATATTCCACCTGGAGGGTGGAGCCCTCGAGATCTTTTGGCGGCGGCCCGGCGTTGCTTTCCAAAATGCCGGTTTCGACCATGCGCGTGAAGGTGTTATGGATCAAGGGATCCAGCAGATCGTGATTGATGCGCTCCATGACCGGGCCAAGCACCAACAACTTTTCCTCCCGCCTCTCCGAGATCTCGGTCGCCGTTATCTGCCGGCGGTCGGTCTGCGACAGCATCAGAAACAGATCAGCAAAGAACGCGCGGCGAATGCGCTCCCGGCAATCCTGCATATCGGCCAGGAACTCACCGAGCCTCGGCTGCACCTGGTAGGCAGGAGTGAAGCCGGTCTGGCCTTGTTGAGCATCGACGAAGGTCACATCCCCAGGCAGCGTGCTCATGCGCTGGTTTTTCAGTGAGCTCGGCGCCATCATCGGCGGGTTGACCATCTTCGAGATGGCCTGGCCCTTCTTTTTTTGCTGGTCTTGTAATTGACGAATGTCTCCGAGGCAGTTCATCCCCGGCCCCCGGCCATAGACGTCAGGCATTTGCAAATGCCAGCGCGGCGCATACACCGGGAAATATTCAAAGCCTGTTTGCTCGAGGAACATATCCTCCTCGCAGTTCGCCTCATAAGTGCATGAGTAAAACGGCATATCGACCGCCAGCGGGCTATCGGCGTCGCGATCGAGGTCATGTTGCGGCTCGATAACGTGTATGACGTCGATCCAGTGATCATAGTTGCCGCGCTCGTACATATCTTTGGTGCGCTGGCTGCACTTGTCTTTGCCGTATTTTGTTACGATCTGCTCAACCGTCATCGGTATTTCGCGATAGAGGGTATCGACGCTGTAGGTGGAATCTTGCGAGATCGCATATTCGCCGACAGTGAAGGCCTGGAAGCGGCAGACATTATCGAAGTCCGGCAACTGGATCATGCAGCCAGTACCGTATGCGGCCATCTCCTCATAGACGTACGGGAGTACCTGGTAGAGGTTCGATCGATTGAAGATCTCGTACATGAGATCTTCGGCCATTCGATACCAGGCCTTGACCTCGCCACTATCCATAAGCACCGGGTCTGGTGCGCGCAGCCTAAACCACCGCCTGGCCGGCGAGGTCACGCCGGACATCATGCCAGACACCAAGGTATTCAGCGCCTGGCCGCCTTCGCCGTCGATGATCTTCTGATTTCGCTTGTCGCCTTTGTTGACGTCAGACGTCATAAACCGACCTCGGCGCGGAAGCAGATATTGGTTGATATCCTTCCAGTGCGCTACGAAGGTCTCGCGCTCGTTCTTCAATTGAACCAACCGCCGGTCGTACTTTTCCCGGGTCTTTTCCATGATGTTAAGCTCCTAGCAGCCGTTTCCGAACGATTGATGACGGCGCTCCCAAAATCCCGCGCGGCGATGTTGCGATAGTCGATTGGCTGGTTGTGCTCGCCGCCAGGCCGCGGCGCCGTGCCCGTTTGGCTGCGCTCGC